ATCGCAGATGTTCGAGTATCTACCTACTACACGCAAACAATATAAGGAGAAATCATGGCAACAGTCGTAATTACCGGTCGTGATGTTGGTTTATCTTTCACAGGTGGAACAGATATTCAAGCACAAGCGACAAACGCAGTTCTCACCAAAGTCAATGAGCGTCAGACTTATCAGACTATGGAGGGCGAGGCTTACAAAACCACAAACATTTCAGGAACATTCCAATTGGATATGTTGGCTGATTGGGGCAAGGCAAACTCAGTTTGCGAGGCTCTATGGACAGCTGCTGAGTCAGCACCAGATACAGACATCAGCATGACACTTACAGCTGCATCAGGAGCGCAATTTGTGTTCCCAGTAAAGCCAGAGTTTCCAACTGCTGGTGGATCAGGAATTGATGCACAAACTGTTTCCTTCACTTTCACAGTATCAAAGGGCGCAGTAGTAGAAACATTTAGTTAAAATCTAACAACGGGAGCAAAATGAAACTACCAATTACAATTGAATACAGCTCAGGCGAGCAAGCAACTTATATTGCCCAACCGCCTGAGTGGGCGAAATGGGAAAAGCAGACAGGAAATGTCATTGGACAAGCATCCGAGAAGCTGGGTATTTGGGATCTTATGTTTTTGGCTTATCATGCTCATAAGCGTGAGATTGCCGGAAGCAAGCCAGTCAAACCAATGGATATTTGGATGGAAACAGTAGCCGATGTAATAGTCGGTGATGCAGACCCAAAAGCCACAAAGCAGGAAGCCTAAACAGATTATTGGTTGAGTTGGCAATTGCAACTCATATTCCAATGAGCGAATGGGTTGATGCGGATGACATATTAACAGCGATCGAGATATTGGAGGCAAGAAATGGCAACTGAAACCATTGCTTACAATAAGTCTGATCTGCGTGATATTTATAAAGCATTCAAACTTATGGATGACCAAGCGACAGAGGAAGCAAGAACTCAATCTTCTGCGCTGGCGTATTTTGCATCTGAGGAAATTAAGGCAGCTGCTCAAACAAGAACAAAATCTGGCAAAGTTGCGCAAAGAGTTGCGGATGGAGTTAGCATCTCAAAGTCAAGCAAAATCGGTGAGTTCCGTTATGGCTTCGCAAGACAAAAGTTTTCAGGTGGTGCTACTACGCAAACCCTATGGGGTGGTGTTGAGTTTGGTTCAAATAAGTTCAAACAGTTCCCTGCATATTCAGGGCGGCAAGGCAGAGGTAGTCGGGGATGGTTTATCTATCCAACCCTTCGCAGAATTCAGCCTGAATTAATTAACAAGTGGGAAGCAAGTTTTGATCGCATTATTAAGGAATGGGTCTAATGGCAACCGGTAATCGCACCTTAAAATTATCAATCCTTGCCGATGTTGATGATCTTAAAAAGAAACTTGGCGAAGCTGACAATGCCGTTGAAAGTAATGCAAGCAAGATTGCAGAATTTGGAAAAAAGGCTGCTGCTGCATTTGCGGTGGCTGCTGCTGCTGCCGTTGCCTATGGCACTAAATTAGCCGTTGATGGGGTCAAATCAGCGATAGAGGATGAACAAGCACAGTTGAGGTTGGCTGCTGCCTTAAAGACCGCCACAGGGGCTACTGATGCCCAAATTAAGGCAACTGAGGAATACATCCGTTCAACCCAACTAGCCACCGGTATCACAGACAATGATTTGAGAGCATCATTCCAGAGATTGTCTGTATCAACAAAAGATACAACTCAATCACAAAAACTGCTTAACCTTGCAATTGATATATCAAAAGGAACTGGAAAAGAACTCAGCACAGTTGTCGAGGCATTATCAAAAGGCTATGAAGGACAAGATACAAGATTAGTCAGACTTGGCATTGGTATAACTCAAGCCGATGCTAAAGCAATGGATTTTACAGAAACTACTAAAGTCTTAACCAACCTATATGGTGGTGCAGCAGCTGCAAACGCTGAAACATTTCAAGGCAGAATTGATCGATTAAAACAAGCATTTTCTGAAGCACAAGAAGAAATTGGTTATCGATTACTTCCATTTGTTGAAAGATTCGTTGATCTTATTGTCAATAAAGTAGTGCCTAAATTACAAGAGTTTGCTAAATACTTTGATCCAATTAAACAAGCCATTAAAGATAATCAAGAAGCATTTGACGCATTTGGTCAATTTATAACTAATGTGATTATTCCAGTTTTAGTTGTTGGCTTAGGCGCGGCATTAAAGACTGTTGGAGTTATTGCCGGTGGAATTGTTGATATAATCGGCAAAGTTATATCTGCGATTCAAACAGCTGTTGATAATGCTATCTCAGGAATTAATCGGTTAATTAATGCTTATAATGCAATCCCAATTTTGCCAAACATCAGCACAATAGGTGCATCAACTTCCGTTGGAACTCCATTTGGTCAAGCTGCTTCTGCGGTGGCTAATGCTCAACCTGCTACCGCTGCTCAATTAGCAGCAGGTGCTGCAAGGGCTGGAACAACTGTTAATAACATTACTGTGCAAGCGGTAGATTCTGAAGGTGCTGCAAGAGCCGTTGCAAAGGTATTAAATAATAGCGCATCAAGATCAGTTCCACAGCTGTATAACAACGGCATCAAGGGCGGATAATGACTGTATTTACTCCCGATTGGAAACTGACAATCAATGCGGTTGAATACACAAATGTTGCAATATCAGACATAGCCCATCAAGCTGGTCGTGAGGATATTTACTCCCAACCCAATCCGTCTTATATGCAAATTGAGTTGGTTGCCTTAAACAATGAAAACTATAATTTACAAGTCAATGATGGACTAACCCTTCAAGTCAAAGACAGCACAAACACTTATAGAACTCTATTTGGTGGCAACATCACAGACATTACAACCGAGGTTGCAACAGCAAGCAGCATTGCCGAAACCTTTACCTACACAATTCTTGCTTTAGGTTCATTGGCTAAATTGCCAAAGGTAATCTATAACGGCACATTGGCGAGAGATGATGACGGCGACCAGATTTATGAATTGCTATCTGACCTATTTCTTAATAACTGGAATGAAGTTCCAGCAGCTGAAACATGGGCTGGATATAACCCAACTACTACTTGGGCAAATGCTGAAAATTTAGGACTTGGCGAAATTGATCGCCCCGGAGTTTATGAACTTGAAAACCGAACCGCTGATCCTGACACTACTTACAACATTGCAAGCCTTATTGCTAACAGCGCACTTGGTGTTTTATACGAGGACAACGAAGGTCGCATCTCCTATGCTGACACAACCCATCGACAGAATTACCTTGCCAATAATGGATACACAGAGATTTCAGCGAATACTGCGATTGGGGCGGGATTAAAAGTTTTGACTAGAGGCGCAGATGTTCGCAATGAGATTATCCTCAATTACGGCAACAACTATGGATCACAAAAAACCGCAATTGACTCAACTAGCATTGCAACCTTTGGTTATCGAGGTGAAACCTTAAATACAGTTTTGCACGATGCGACTGATGCACAAGCTGTGGCTGATCGCTTTATTAGCCTTAGATCCTATCCAAGAGCCTTATTTGACAGTATTACATTTCCGCTGACTAACTCAGCCATTGATGATGCTGACAGAGATGCCTTGCTTCAAATCTTTGTAGGTCAGCCAATGCGAATAACAGACTTGCCGGTTCAAATAGCCCCCACAGAACAGTTTGAGGGTTATGTGGAAGGTTGGCGTTGGAGCACTAGATTCAACGAATTATTTTTAACAATAAATTTGAGCCCGATTGAATTTTCTCAAGTAGCACTTGCTTGGGATCAGGTATCAGCCTCAGAGGCATGGAACACTTTATCCGCTATACTAACATGGGAAAATGCGATAGGAGCAGTAGCATAATATGGCAACAACTACGAATTATGGATGGACAACGCCAAACGATACTGATTTGGTTAAGGATGGCGCAGCTGCTATTCGCACGCTCGGTTCATCTGTTGATACAACAACAAAAGCCTTAAATCCATCTACAACACTTGGCGATATCGAATATCGTTCAGCCACAGCAAATACAAACACAAGACTTGCAATTGGAACAACTGGACAAGTTTTAACTGTTGCTGGTGGCGTTCCAACATGGGCAACTTCTGATGATGCTAATGCGATTCAAAATGCAATCGTTGATGCAAAAGGAGATTTAATTGCAGCATCTGCTGCTGATACACCTGCAAGATTAGCGGTTGGTGCAAATGGAACTGTTTTAACTGCCGACAGCACCGAAACAACCGGATTGAAATGGGCAACTCCTGCTGGT